CCCCGCCGTCAGCAGGCAGTCCTCTATTTCGTCTGCCGAGAGGTCTACCGCCTCTGCTATCTGCCGCAGCGATTTGCCTTCGGCATTCAGCAGGCGTATTTTCAGCGCTGTTTTAGTCCGCATTTTCCTCGCCCCTCGTTACGTCCATCATGAACGTTATAGCTTCAAGTCCCCCTATTAAACGGACGTACTGCGCGTGCTGGTCTTCGTCCATACCCTTTTCAAGGGCTTCCGCCAGCGCACGCATAGCAGTGCAGTACAGCCAAAGGTCAAACGGGTTAAGTTCCAAACCGTTAAGTACCTCTTCTTCGCACTTTTCGACGGTGCGCATTATCAGCGGCATAGGGTCGCCGCCGGACGTTTTATTAAACTGACGCGCTATATCTGCGGTCTTGCTCTCAGCTCTGCTTCCGCTTACTTTAAATTTCATTTTGATAACCTCCTTAAAATCAAAAACCAAACATCGCCCAGCGGCTGAACATCGCCGCCGCGTATATCACGAATGCTACTCCCGCGCCGCCCAAGAACACCGCCAGCCCGATGAACAGCGTGTCCATCTGCTTGACTTTGCGGTCGTTGCGCAGGCGTTCTATGTGGCGCTTGTATACCTCGTCCTTGCGGGCGCTTTCAGCTCGCAGGTTTGCCATTTCGGCTAGGTCGCGTTGGGTCATTGCTGAGCACCTCCCCACTGTTCTGCCATTGCCTGAGCGATAGCAGGAAACGTCTTAGACCGAGCTTTCGCATCGTTCCCGCCATGCTGTATTCCTGCGATTCGTCCGTGTGCTTCCTCAAAATTTATAGGCTTGCCGCTTTTCGTGTAGCCGAGCGGCTCAGGCGGAGGAAGCTGCGTTGTGCGTTCTATTGGCGGCAGTCCTCTTAACCATAAGCAGGTTCGCTTCTTCTGATAGTTTTCGGTATCACCCGTAGATTTCGCAAAGTAGTAAGGGTGTAGGGTGCAATCGGGCTTACGAAACAGTGTGGACATAAATCCCGATGGGTTTTCTACTGCGACCCTATCAGCATTTGCGTAGTAGCACTGCATGAAAAATACAGCGGCTTTCGCGAGCTTCCACATACGCTCAACAACCTTTTCGGCGGGCGTGCACCTGAGCGATAAATGCCGTGTTGTGACCCCCGAAAGATATGTACACGGCGGGTGAGCTATCACCATATCCCACTTGCCGACATTGTGTCTAAGACCGTCGCAGGTAGTAAAATCGGTGTTTCCGGTGATGATATCTAAGACATCGCCGCATATATGCCATTCGGGGTGTCCGCCCGAGCATTCCTGCACATCACAGCTATATGCTTCATGACCTCTTTCACGGAATGCTATGCACACCGTCTGTGATTCTTCGCAGGCTATTAGGATTTTCATTGCTGAGCACCTCCCAGCAGTTTTTCCAGCGAACGCAGCTTTTTCAGCCGCCGCTCATAATCGTCGATGTCGATACCCCACGCTTCGTAAGCTATCTTCGTGTTGACGGCATACGGCAGCCACGACTTTACGCCTCGCTTTGCCATCTCGGTCTTTGCCATCTTCTTTATCTTTATCGTCTGGCTTTCGCCCGTGCCGAACAGCTCGGCGACGTCGGCGTTCGTCAGTTCGCTCTTGGTGTAGTACAGCCTTACGGCCGTTTCAACGTCCGGTGTTCTCATGTGTCATGCCTCCTTCACCGACATTATGTATTCTCCCGCGCGCTTCTCGTCGCGCGCTGTGCGTATCGCGGTTATCACCGACTCGGCTTTCACCGACACTATGCGCGGTTCGCCGTAGTCGGTCGTGAACTCTATTAGGTAGGTTTTCTTTTTCATGGGTTCGCCTCCTCCGCCTGCTCCAGTGCCTCAGCTATGCAGAGCGGTTTGTCGTCGCTCCAGTTGACTAGCGACGAAATAACTTCGCGTGCATTGGAATGTATCTCTAGTCTGAAAGCTCCAGCTTCCCATTGTTTACGCCCTTTATACGGCTCGCTAAAGTATGTAGCTATGTCTTTGTTCTTGTCATGAGCGATATATTTATATCCCAACAGGTTGAGTGCTTTGAAGATCTCGACCTGCTTGTCGGTCAGCGCGATCTCTGGGTGAGCGTCCGACCATGCCTGCACACGGTTGATGTGCTCGGGCGTGACATCGAATATTCCGCAGCATGACTTCTTAACAAGCGGACAGCCATCGCAGCCACCGCACTTATCGAACGCTCTGCACATACGGCTTACTTCGTGCACATATTCCAGTGTGTTGTTACAGTTGTATTTCTTCATTGTGGTTTACCTCCTGTTAGTGTTTTACGTAACCGTTAGTGAATATTTCGCCTGCTATCTGCCAGTGTATGGCTCGTCTTATCTCGCCGCAGAGCATATTGGGAAGCGACTGCATATCGCTTATGGTAAGCTTTCTCTCTGCGCAGAGGTCAAGTATTTCGTTGCAGGCGAGGAGTATACGCTCCGTACTCTCGGGCGTTATGTCTGAAAGTTCGGGGGATACGGCTACTATTTTTGATTTCTTCATTGTGGTTTACCTCATTTCATTGACAAAATCAAGTACAAGATGTATAATATATACATCTAATACAAAGGATGTGTATACTTATGATTGAAGAAGTAGTTTCTACTAGCGCGACGAACCTTGAAAACCGTTTGATTTTTGAAATAGAACTCCCTACAACCTGTCCTCATTGTTCAAAAGGAATAATTCCGAAACATATAGGTACTTTTCATATTCGATCTATCAATGTAAAAATACCAACTATATATTCAAACTTTATGTGTCCAAATTGTAATAGGATATTCATTGCTGTTTACTTCACTTACATAACAGACGGTGTTCATCATGTAGAAAAAATGTTTCCTGCTATTTCTAACAAAAAGATTGATAAGAAGATCTTTTCGGAAAACATATCGAATATGTCACCTAGCTTTGTTAAGATATACAATGAATCTTTTTTAGCCGAACAACAAGGGCTTTCAGAGATCTGCGGTATGGGGTATCGCAAAGCACTTGAATTTCTCATAAAAGATTTTGCAATCAAGCAGAATCCGCTCAACGAAAATGAAATCAAGAACAAACAGCTAAGTCCTTGCATTAACGAGTACATAGAAAACAATAAAATCAAAACTCTTGCGACTGCTTCTGCGTGGCTCGGCAATGATGAAACTCATTATTGCCGAAAGCATAAAGATTACAACATAGATCACCTTAAAGCCTTTATAAATGCAATTGTATCATACATTGACTCTGAGTTAAACGTAGAGATAGCAGAGCATTTAATAGATCAAGTCAAGTCGTCAAAATAATCTTTCTCAGCAAGCAGCTTCCCGTCTAAGCTCCAGTACTGAGTTACCTCTCTGTACTTATCGTCTTCTGTTCCTGTACCCCTCAGTGCTTTTGTGACGATCACCTGTTCGATCTTGGCACTTATACAGCCTTTAGCGATCGCTTTAGGTTCGGTCATTGTGGTTCACCTCCTATGTCTTGTTGCGCCCTGATGTGGGCTTAGTTCTTAGGGGTAGCTTCTATCCCTAAAATCCTGTTGATAGCCCCCTCTATCCGCTCCGAGCGCAGCGAGCCTGTCATGATCTTGTAGAGGTTCGATGTGTCTATGTACGCTTCGGGCAGCAACTGCTTGATCTCGTCGATAAGCCACGTCTGTGTCTTGTTCATTCGCGCTAACTGCACCTTGATGGCGATACCGTATTCGGTAAGGGGTCGTTTACGTTCACTAATATTTAACACCGCCTTTGCAAAATGTTAAAAACATAATGCGATTTTTATATTGACAGTTACGGAAAAATGTAATATAATATATTTGTCAGATAATTTATTACGTTCTTCCGTACCCCGCAAGTTTATTATATTACGTTTTACCGTAAATGTCAATAGGCTTTGCGGAAATATTTACGTCGTTCCGTAAATTTGTACGGTTGCACAAAATTTGAGGTGTAACTATGTCGGAATTGTATAAACGAATTGAAGATCTTTGCAAAAATAACGGTATATCTATAACAGCTATGTGCAAAGAGGCAGGTGTGAGCCGCGGCTCATTGACTGATCTGAAACAAGGCAGAAGCAAAAAGCTGTCATCGGACGCTGTAAGCAAGATAGCCGCCTTTTTCAATGTTTCGACGGATTACATACTGAATGGCGACAACGCAATAAGAGTAGAAGCGCACAATGACCCGGTGTACATTGATGACGAAACGCGCGAGATCATCGACAGTCTGCGCAGCCGCCCCGAGATGAAGGTGCTGTTTTCCGTTTCAAAAAACGCCACTAAGGACGACATCGAAATGGCTGTTGATATCATAAAAAAATTCAAAGGTGATGGTGAATGATAGAAGGACGAGACTATTGCATACGCTTTGTCAAACTGCCCATGTCGGTGCATGGTGTCACCGTTATGGACGTTGACGGCTTTTTCAACATTTACATCAACGCAGACCAATCATCAGACTGCCAGCAGAGAACCATCGCACACGAGCTGAAACACATCGCGCGCAACGACTTTGACAGCGTGGAGAGATCGCTGGAGGAAATTGAAACCATGTAAAATATACTAGGGGGCACATAGCATGGACGTAATGGTGATAGGCATATGCATGATAGTTATACTGCTTACCGTTGTTTTGATGATAGTCAAGATAGAGCAGCATATGGAGAGCGTAGACAAGCAGCTCAAAGCGCTCAGCGAGCATATTCTCCGCAAGGACGACCAAAACGACCACAAAGACGAATAAACGAAAGTTCCCCTCCTGCGCTATGCAAGAGGGGAAAATAGTAAAAAAGCCCCTGCTGAGGAGCGGGGAGCTTACGGAGCAGGGGGGATATGATGATCGTAAATGTATGGACAAAGGAAGCTTTTGACTTTGAGATGGTAGACTTGTCCGAAGAGCGCGAGCTGCGCGAAGACGTGCTGGTCTTATACAACAAGCACAAAGGCAACTGCGAACGGTTTCTTGTAAGCAGGATATTTGATACCGATACAAAGGTACGCAGGTTTTATGTGTACGCGTGGTTCGCTAAAATGACACCCAAAAGCTATTTTTATGTCGGAAAGGGCACGGGCAAAAGGTACGATCACATCTTAGCAGACATAAAGAAGTATAAGGACGGGAAAAATAATTTCAGATTTGAAAGGTACAGCAAAATTCAAGACAAGTGGGGAATTGACTGCGAGATACTTTTAGACAAGCTGACTGAGTATGAAGCGCTGATATGCGAAGAGTGTATCAAGCTGGAATTTCTCGCGAACGGAGAAGCATTATTGAACGTTGAGGGAATGCCGATGGAATATCTTCCTATCAATTACCAAGAGAATGATTATTACCACAATATCATTTACGACGACCCTGTTTTTCGCCGTTTTCTCGGCGACTGCGGCGAGCCGTATTTTGATGAAGTCGAACATGAGTGCTTAATGCGCACATACATATATCCCTATTTTGTCGCACTGTCAGACCCGAAGATAAGCAGCGATAAAGAGTTCATAGCAAACTGGCTCGCGGCGAATAACGCGAAGTTGTACAAAACGCCCGCAAAAGGTGTTCGCTCCGTCATAATTCAAGGTTCTATGGAATACGAGCGGTATTACGATTACAGAAGCAAGGGCAAGAAGCTGTATCGGGCAGAAGATGTTATCGAGTTTATAAGAGAAAGAAAGGTGGGCAGCAATGCCGAAAAACAAAATAATGACCCCTAACCGCAACGGCAAAATAGCTGTTGTGTACGCGCGGTATTCTTCGCACAATCAAGGCGAGCAATCCATTGAGGGACAGCTCGAAGCGGCGCACGCGGCGGCGCTGTCGCGCGGATATACCATCGTACATGAATACATCGACCGAGCCGTCAGCGGCAGGACGGACAACCGCGAGCAGTTCCAGCAAATGCTCGCCGACACTGCGAAGCGGCAGTTTGACGTGATCTTAGTGTGGAAAGTTGACCGCTTCGGGCGCAACCGCGAGGAGATCGCGCAGAATAAGTATAGATGTAGAAAAAACGGCGTGCGGGTAGAGTACGTCGCCGAAACGATACCCGACAGCCCAGAAGGCGTAATTTTAGAGAGCGTGCTCGAGGGCTTTGCTGAGTACTATTCATTGCAGCTCTCGCAAAACGTCCTGCGCGGTATGCGGGTCAGCGCGGAAAAATGCCAAGCAGTGGGCGGCGGCTGTCCGCTGGGGTACAAAGTCGGGCCCGACAAGAAGTACATCATCGACCCCGACACCGCGCCAACCGTCAAGCTGATATTCAAGCTGTACGCTGAGGGGCAGACAGCGCCCGAGATCGTGCGCGTGCTCAACGGCAAAGGGCTGCGCACCAAGCGCGGCACGGCGTTTTCCAAAAACAGCCTTTTCAGCGTGCTTAGAAACGAAAAGTATCGCGGAATATACATTTTTAAAGACATCAGAATCGAGGGTGGTATGCCGCGAATGATAGATGACGTGACATTTTTCAAAGTGCAAGACCTGCTAAAGGTCAACAAGCGCGCGCCCGCTCACAAGTGGAGCAAGGCGGAATATCTGCTGACGGACAAGCTTTTCTGCGGCAAGTGCGGCTCGCCGATGGCGGGCGAAAGCGGCACGGGCAGGTCTGGGCGGAAGTACAATTATTATCTATGCAGCAAAAAGAAGCAGTACAAGACGTGCGACAAGCGGGCGGTGCGCAAAGACGAGATAGAGAATATCGTGATAAACCATGCGCTGGCTTTGCTGGGCGATGACGAGCTGCTGAACTACATCGCGGACGCGGTCTACAACTATTATCTCGCCAAAGACGAGAGCGACGCAGATCTGAAAGCACTCGAATCGAAATTGAAGCGCACCGAGACCGCGATCGCCAATCTGATACGCGCGCTGGAAGCTGGCATTTTTAATGCCGATACAAAGCAGCGCATGGACGAGCTGCAAGCCGACAAAGAACAGCTCACGGCAGCGATCGCCGAAACGAAGATAATGTGCGACTACAAGATAACGCGGGAGCAGATATTGTATTTCCTGCGGAGCTTGCGCGACAAGGACTACACCGACCGCGAGTGTCAGAAGCGGCTGATAAAGACGTTTATCAATTCCGTGTTTGTTTATGACGATAAGATCGTTATCAATTTTAATTACAGCGGCGAGCGCAGTGCAGTCACCGTTGACGATGTAGATTCGGTGTTCGCTAGTCTTGCGGGCACGGCGGAGGACAGCGAACAAGTGTTCGTCCGCTGTGCGCGATGGACGACCATATTGGTGCAATAGAATAGATGCACACCTCGAAAAGCTCGTATTTACGAGCTTTTTTTGCGTTTTGAGGGTGAAAATTTCAGGTGTTGTTGCCCGCCGCGCAAAACCCAAAAAACGCAACAATCCGTAAGTAAACGTGAAAAATATACAAAACCCTTAAAAACCCTGCAATTACAGCGTTTTCGGAGTGCAATAAACTGATTGATGTGTAATGATGTAAATATATGGTGTCAAAAAAATACCGCCAAAAATAGCTGTTTTAATGCTGTTTTGGCGGTATTAAATTTTAGCCGTTATAATCTGTTTTAGCGTTTTAAAAACTGTTTTAATTTCTCGTAAACCCTTGAAAATGCGGCGTTTAGATGCGTTTTAATATTAAAACAGTATTGCTGGAACAGTGGTTGCGACCGCTTGAAAATAGGTCATTTTTTAATGCCAATATACCAACCAACTGCTTTATTTAATCCCAACTGGTTGGTATTAAAACCAACTATGCTACTTAAAAGGTCTCTATCCCTTGAAAATACAGGCTTTTGAGTAGCGCGGCTGTTATTTGAACAGAGTTTTTTCCTCTTTACAACTCAGCATTTGCCTTTTTCTTTTTCCTAGGACGCGGTTTGTATACATAGCCATTTTTCTTTTTCTCTCTCAGCTCGTCTATCTTAGAGGCGGCAAATAGTTTCATATCTTTATATTTTAACTTCTTTACTTCCCTCAGAAATTTGAGACCGCCGTCAATGTTGTTCATTTTTACATACACGTCAGCTGCTCCGTTTACCGCAGGAGTATAGGTGTTATCGATGCTAAAAGACGTAAGATACGCTTTGAGCGAATCTTCAAATTGATACTCACCCTCATATGCGTGAGCAAGCTGCCACCATATTTCCGCTTTGCTTTGCGTAAGCTGATCTGCGACATAATCTCCCATGTCAATCTTTTGCCGCGGCGTACCGCTCCATGTTGCACCACAGTCAATAAACTTGTTCAAATAATCAATCGCATGCGGTCTGTATTCCGCTCCGGCAAGAACATAGCATTGCGATACAACATACAGCTTGTCCTTGTTCTCTGGCTCACCGCATAATCTGACAGCTTCCATCAACAAGGCTTTTTTATTTTCAAAAGTTTTTTCTAATTTCAGAACTTTGCCTATATAAAAAGGGCTAACATCTCTCCCTGAAAGATGATTATAGATCTGCAAAGCAAGCTTGTAGTCGGATTTTTCCTTTGTTTTAAACAGCATTTATATCACTCCGATCACCTTTCCGCGGCAATATATATCATCATATTCGTGCAGATTTATATCGTCATATTCTGGATTGAGAGAAATCAATTTATCGCCGCCGAACTTCTTTATAAATCCCTCGTCGTTGATTATAAAGATACCTATATCGCCAAGCTCCACTGACGGCTGAGATTTTATAAGCACAAGATCGCCGTCATGAAATCTGGGTTCCATGCTGTTTCCGGAAACTTTGAGCGCAAAGTTTGCTTCACTGGTCTCAGAGCTCTCCTCAACCTCTATCATTTCTTTGTCGCAGTTATCAAGATAAACTCCCGTTCCTGCACTTGCAGGCAGCGAATAATATTCAATAAAAATAGTGTTTTTACGCTGCTCCAGCGGCGTTTTTGCCGATTCAGAAAGAACTATCGCGCGCTCCAGTAACTGTCCTTTCTGGATCGCATCTAATTTATTATAATAAGTAAGCAATTCATGCTCATCAGCGGTCAGAGTTTCCGCTGGTGAGCTTTTTTCTTTGCCAAATAAAAGAGTATCAGTTGGTACGTTTAATCTTACCGACAACTTCATTACTATATCACTATTTGGCATAGCTCCTTTTTTCCATCCTCCTATAACGCCCTTTGTTCCTCCACATTCAAGCACTAAAGGAGTAATTTTTATATTATGTGCATCACAAATGCTCTTTAAATTATCATAAAACATACAAAAAACCTCCAAAAAAATTGTGCATAAGCACGAAAGTAATTTTAATATTACTAAAACGCTTGACAAGTAATATTAAATGCACTGTAATATACAATGGTGAACCCAATAGGCGCAATTATCCCTTGTTCACTATTGTATATATTATATCGCAAAAAAAGTTTTTAGTCAACTAAAAAGGAGGTATTTCATTGAATGAATTAAAAAAGTTCAGCAGCAGTGAGTTTGGTGAACTTAACATCATGTTTATTGATGGCAAAGAATATTTTTCTGCAACTAAGTGTGCGGAAATATTGGGATATGCAAATCCCAGAGATGCAATTCAAAAAAGATGTAGAGAAGATGGGGTCGCAAAATGCGACGTCATCGACAGCCTTGGCAGGAAACAGCAAATGAAGTTTATTTCTGAGGGAAACCTCTACAGACTTATTGTATCAAGCAAACTTCCAACAGCAGAGAAATTCGAACGCTGGGTGTTCGAGGAAATACTGCCTTCAATCAGAAAGAACGGCACATATAGTACCGTAGATATAAATGAGGTTATTGTTAAAACCGCAGCTGCTGTAGTAAGTGAAGTTTTTAAACAGCTTGCTCCTGTTTTAAATGCACAAAAGTCCATTATTAAAAATCAGTCTGACAAAACTGTTCAACGTTTTAGATACAAAACTCCTAGCAAGGTGGAAACGCTTAAGCCCGAACTTCGTGCAACAGTTGACGATATGATATGCTCCGGCAAGTATTCATGTCAGCAGATTGCAAACTACATCATGAATTATAGTGAAATGAAGATCACCAGTGCTTCTGTGAACAGATATGCTCATCGTCACTTTTGGGATTGATTTAACATAGTCAACAGAATGGAGTGAAAAATTTTGACTGTAGAAGATTGGAAAGAAGTTGAAACACGCTTATCTATTCCGTATAGCTCTGTAAAGCTTAAAATTGACGGATATGATGTGACTATCGGTCACGCTATGGAAAAGCCTTTAAAACACTGCTTAGTAATATATATCGACGGTATTTTTAAAACCAAATGGGTCCTTGAAGACTGTGAGATACGCCGCCGATTTTGTAGCAAGCATACAAAAAGTCTGCTGACAGCTAAAGAGAAAAAAGCTCTTGACCGAGAGCGCAAAGCGTTTCGAGAGAAAGTTTTGAAAAAGTCAACCTACGACTGGTACTCGCCTTACTGGAACTCGTTTAGACGACTAAAAGCTCATCTTATCAAAAATAACAAATCAATTGAAATAGGGGAGGACGCATATGAAGTGGACTGAAGACGGTCAGCGCAAGGCTTCGCTGGCAAATGAACTTTTTTGGCTATTTGTTGTCGCCGGGCTTAAAGTAAAAGACGTTGCATATCGGATCGAAGACGGCGAAGAAGTGTACGTCATTACTATGACGAATAATTACACATACCGCGTCAATGTGACTTGCGACAGCCCAATGACTGCGGTATATGACGTAGTAAACTTTATGAAAAACAAATGAGGTGACCATATATGGATCAGAATAGAACTAAGCAGAAAGTGCTTGAAATATTTAATGAAGTGAAGAACACATCGTTCAGGAGCCTTGAGGACGCTGTAGAGGAGAACGGCATGGCATACGTTTTTGACGTGTGGCTAAGATACGAGGGTATCGTAGGATATACGTCAGACATCTTTGAGGTGCTGAACGCGGTAGGATTTAACATATCGATGCAGGAGGATTGGTAATATGAGCGATGAATCTAAAGCAAGCATACTTGTTATCACATGGGCAGCTGCGTTTTGCGTGGGCTTGGCAAAAGGCGAGAGCACAGGGCTGCTCATCATTACGCTTGCAACAGCTGTTTTCGCAACGATCATACTGCTTGATATGTTGTGCGAACGAGCGAAAGCGGAGATACGGCTGAAACGCCGCCGACTGGCAATAAGAGAACGATTCTGCCGCGAAATGGCGGAGATCGAAAGGGGCTGTGATAATGAGCATAGGTGACAATTTCAAGAATAAGCGCATTGAACGCGACCTGTCGCAGGAAGAGCTCTCAAAGCTTTCCGGTGTGTCAAAGCCGATGATCTCATATATCGAGCGCGGCAAGCGCGTTCCGTCGGTACTTACCGCCCAGAAGATCGCCCGCGTACTGCGCTGCACCATTGATGATCTTCTGGCAAGCTGATAGATGCCGAAACCGAGTCGAAAAAGGCTCGGTCTGTCGGGGACGGTCTCCCGGCACTGATGATGGCAGACCAAGTAAGGAGGTGTATTTATGACACTAAAGGAATTTAAGGCGCAAATGCTGGCAATCACAGTAGCTCAGGCTAAGGTACTAGCCGAAGTAAGCTGTCTTGAGGACATAAAAATAGAGCCTGAACAGCTCCGCAGGAATGTTGCGACCATTCTTGCCGTCCTCACAGAAACCGAAGAGTATCTGCTTAGCATAGCGAACGAGTGTTCTGGCTCTGATATATAGTATATCAGAAAACAAATGTTTTGTCAAGACCTGTGGGAGGTGAAAACGTGGATCTTTTGACTGTAAAAGACGCGGCAATGCTTAAAGGCTGCAGCGAACAGTATGTACAAAAATTGTGCAAGAGCGGCAAACTCTCTTGCGTGACCGAAATGAACGAACGTAATCGTCCGAGGTATATGATCCCCGTTTCATCGCTTCCGCCGGAATTGCAGACAAGATACTACAAGCAAAAAGGCGAAACAAAAGCTGCTGAAATACAGCTAAAACACAGTTTAGAACCTGTTAAAACCATAGAGGATTTTACCGCCCAGCAGCGTGAGCTGATACAGAAATGGATCACGATCCTATCTGACTGGCAGCAATGCCGCGAGAACTATATAGGTAATAAGACCGAAGCGGACAAGCTGTACGTTGCTAAATGCAAGCTCGAGCACCCTGACGTAAAGGTGTCAATGGACATCATTTATCGCAAATGGGCAGCGTATAAAAAGGGCGAATTGCAAGGACTATGCGAGAATCGCGGCGGAAGCAATCGCGGCAAGAGCAGCATAGATCCTGAGATATGGGAACAGTTTTGCTACCTGTATTTGTCAGAAAATAAGCCTACGGTATCGCGCTGCTATGAGCTTACCAAGACATGGACAGCTATCAATTACCCCGACGCGGCGGCAGATTTCGCAAGCGAGCAGTCTTTTAGGCGGCGCATCAAAACTGAGATACCGCAGGCGGCACTCATCTATATGCGTGACGGCGACAAAGCCATGAAGGACAAATGTCTGCCGTATATCAACAGAATGTATGATAAACTGCACGCTAATGATGTCTGGATAGCTGATAACCACACATTTGACATTCAATCATACGATGAGGACAGCGGCATGATACACAGGCTGTATCTTACGGCATTTCTGGACGCCAAAAGCGGCGTACTGGTCGGCTGGAACATATGCGACAGCCCTAATTCTCAATCAACGATAATCGCGCTGCGGCACGGTATCATGCGATTCGGCATACCCAAGGCGGTGTACTTTGACAACGGTCGTGAATTTCTTACTCACGACGTGGGCGGCAAAGGTCATAGGTCACGAAAGACTGATAACGAGGAGCTTGAACCTCCGACCATACTGCAGCGGCTCGGCATAGAAATGCACAACGCTATCGTTAGAAACGCTAAAGCGAAGCCGATAGAGCGCACATTTTCGACCGTTACCCTGCAGTTTTCGCGAATGTTTGAGGGCTACTGCGGCGGCACTATCATGCAGCGCCCGGAAAGCTTGAAGCGCCGTATCAAGGACGGCAAGCTCCCTTGCGATTTTGAAGTACGGGAACTGTTGGAAGACTGGATAGACGGCGACTACAATGTACAGCAGTACGGCGGCTCTGAGTCATCATTTAAAGGCATGAGCCGTATAGAGGTCTGGAACAAGGACATAAAACGCGTCGGGGTAAGAAAAGCTGCCGAAGCAGATCTTAACCTCATGCTCATGCGCTCGACTAGGGTACAAAAAATCAAGAGAAACGGCGTATTTATCAGCATAGCGGGCGAAAAAGTGTGGTTCTACGACCCCGAAGATACTTACAGACATCTCGGCGAAGAGGTATATGTGCGCTATGATCCCGCCGACCTGCGGCAAGTACGAGTATACAGCAGCGAGGACAAGTATCTATGGACATGGCGCAGCGCGAACGAGCTGCTTGTAGACTATATCACAGAAACCAAAGAAGAAATATCTGACGCAATGGCTGTACAGCGCCGCACACAGCGGTTTATTAAAGCAGAAGCTAAAGAGATCACTGAGGGTCTTAACAGCGATCGCAGGATAGACCTAGCCGCGGCAGCTGCGCTCAAAGCGGCTGACGGCAAATCAGCATTTAAGATCATCATGCCTACTAACGTTATCGTAGTACGCGCGGACGAAGAAAATGAAGAGATATGCCAAAAAGCAGCCGGCGACAGCGTAGTCATTGATCTGGCGAAGATGAACCGAAATATTGAGAAGAGAAAAGAGGAGTGATCATGTTTGAATTTACAGAGCGCCAGCAGTGGGCACTGGACAAATTTCGCGAGCTCAGCGCAGAGCTGGGCAGCGGAAACAAAGCAGGAGAACAGGTAGGCGTATCCAACGCCACGATGTCAGCTATACGCTCCGGCACATACCGCGGCAACGTGGACAATCAGCTGGCAAAGCTCATCGCGTATTTTGAAACTAAGGAGGAAGCGGCAGGAACGTATGACCCTACCGAATATGTAGACACATCGGTATCGTCCAGCGTGTACGATACTATCCGCAACTGTCAGCTCAAGGGCGGACTTGCGATCGCCTGCGGAGATGCAGGCATAGGCAAAACACAGGCGGCAAAGCAGTTTGCCAAGGAGCACGCCAGCAGCTGCATATACATAAGCGTAAATCCGTGTATCAAATCGCCAAAGTCGGTGCTCAAGCTGCTGGGCAGCAGATTTAACATATCTACATCAAGCCTCGACGAGCTTTGGCTAGCAGTCGCTAACAAGCTCTCTGACGGTATGGTGCTCATTATCGACGAAGCTCAGCACCTCGGCATCAGGACGATAGAAACTCTCAGAAGTTTTTCCGACTATTTTGACGGCAAGGGACAGACGCTGGGAATATGTTTTGTCGGCAATCCTGAGACCGTATCGCGGCTGGGCGGCAGGCAGAAAGCAGAGTTTGCGCAGATACGCAACCGCACCAAGCAGACAAAGATATTTACCTCATCGCAGATAAGCAGCAAGGATATACGCCTGCTGTTTCCCGCCATCGAAGAAAAGTCGGCGGAAGCCGAATTTCTGCTGAAAATAGCACACAGCTCACAGGCGGTGCGCGGAGCTGTCAACCTGTACTCCAACGCATATGACAATGGCAATACCACATACAAGGGACTTGTCGCGATGGCAAAATTCATGGAACTGGAGGTGTGACAGATGAAACATGGCAAAAATCCGACCAAAGCGCAGAAGCGGATAATGACATACTACCGACTGTGCTATCAGGACTGGCTCGTCACGAAGTGTACCGACAAGGAGCTGCACATAGTGCACCGTTACACTGATACGCAAAGGGTGCTGCGAAAAGTCAGCTTTGAGCACGATACTCGCTCCGCAGAAAGGAGCGTTTAAGATGCCAAAGATACATCTTTGCAACATTTTTGATTGCGAGCGTGTGCGCCGCAATCAGTGCTGCAACTACTGCAATTACCGTATGATATGCAAAAATCGCTGCCTTAATAAGCACGACCTTTGCGGGCAGATGATATTTGCTGAAAATCGAAAGGAGCTTGAACATGAACACAGAAAGTAAGCACAAAAGGCTGTCGAAAGCATCAAGTTTGACCATACCGAAGGACATGAGGCTTGCCGCAGGCATACTGCCCGGTACGGCGGTAGATCTTACGGAGGTAAACGACGGTATACTTATCTCGAAGCACGTGCCCATATGCCGCTTCTGCGGCAGCCCCGAGAAAGTCGTAGAGTATCGCGGCGAAGAGATATGCGCAAAATGCGCCGCAGAAATATGCAAGGAGGCGACCGGAAATGCTTGAATGCGCTGATGAGAAGATACGCCGCTATAAGGCGATAAAGCAGAAGATAGCCGAACTCAAAGCAGAAGCTGACGGCATAGAAGCAGAGTTCCTCAAGGCTATGGAAAGCGACCTTGAGGACACGAAATACAAATCGGTATCATATTCTGACGGCGAGGGAAACAAGGTAACGGCGACTGAAGCTGAAAGCTTGAAAGTCATCTATCCGTCTTTCCTGAAAAACATTTTCGGGGCGGCGTACAAAGACGTAGTTACAGAAGAGGTAAGCTACAAGGTTTCGGCAGGAGCTGCGCGTATGCTTATCGCGCTGTATAATCGTGAGTATGTCAGCGGCGGCACGGTAGATCAGCTTGTCAAAACACTTGGACTTGACGAGCGTACAGAAAAGGCACTTGTCAAAAAGCTCAAAGGCAAAAAGTTTGATACAGACGTTAAAAATCTCAGAAAATTCGGCGGACTTGATGAAGAAGCCGCTAAGGAAAACGCATATCTTGTATCAGAAATATGCGTGTGGGAAGATTTCATGCGCTTAATGGAGATAAATCAGCGTACATCGGAAAGCGACATCGCCGAAGCGCTCAAATGGATAGACGGAGCTATCACCGTAGATCAGACAGCCAAGATAAAGATAGACATCGCAAACTAAAGGAGGAGGGGCTATGGCGACCAAGGAACAGATAAGACGTATATACGGCATGGCGGCGGCATTGGGCATAAAAGGCAGCGGAAAAGATGACCTGCTGCATGAAATGGTATATGGGCTTACGGGCAAGATCTCCATCAAAGAGCTTACTGATAATGACGTACAGTCTGTGATGGGCGAGCTTGTGCACCGCATGAGGTTCGCCGAAACTCCTATAAAGCCCAAAAAGCCCAAGAAGCAGGAAGCTGATAACGAAGAGATCGGCAACTACGGCATGGCGACCAAGGAACAGCAGCGGCTTTGCTGGCGCTACTGCTATCGGCTGAAAGAGCTTGACACTAAGCCTCAGCCGACAGATGTGGGTGACAGAATGGTAGGCGCTATCAAAAAGGTCTGCAATACTAACATAGTAAGCAAAGAAGAACCGTTTCGCTGCGTTACACAGGAAGACGCGGCAAAGCTCATAGAACAGCTCAAGCGTTATGTCAACACCGCAGAGCGGCGGGCTAAAAGGAGTGGTAAGCTTGTCGGAAGTTAAGATAAAATATGAGGAACTCAGCGACGAGCAGAAAAACCTTGTTGACTGCATAGGTGCAGAGGCGTTTATAAAGCTGGTCACCTGCTACGGCGGCACTACGCTGTATGTGCCAAAAGCCGACAGCCTTGCGCGAAGCAAACGTGACGAAGCGATACGAGCGGAGTTTGACGGATACAATTACCGTGAACTTTGCCGCAAATATAAGCTCAGCGAGCGCACTATAAGGTCAATTACCGCAGAGAAAAATAATCGGCTGCGAAATGCACCGCTTGCTGGACAGATAACCATAGAGGGACTTGAAGACCTAAAAACTGATTGCTGAAAAAAAGTGAAATGCTTCGGGTGTACAGAACCGTAAAAGAATGGTATCATTGGTATAACAACTGATGATACCATTCTTTTATGATAGGGGGCAAGATCATGAACAGTCAGGAGATCATTACGATAGTATTGCAAATAATACTTACAGGCGGTATCGGCACGATCGCATACTTTCTAAAGCGCACAATAGACCGCATAGACAAGTGCGAGTCGGACATCGCTAAGATAAAGGAAGACTACATAACCAAAGAGGACTTTTTTCGAGAGCAGGGAAAAACTGACCGAAAACTGGATCGAATAATGGATATACTGCTGGAGATAAAGGGAGGAAAATAACGTGGATATGGAAAAGCAGATGCAGCTTATAAAGGCTGGAAACTTTAAGGAAAACAATGGGTCTGTCATGCGCACTATCAATATGCTGCGCCACAAGTATCATAAGCTCAAAAGCGTTAAGTATGCGCTGCCTGATATTTCTGAGGGCGAGGTGCTCGACAGTGTGAACTATCTGCACGAAGCCGGATATATACACCTGCGCAGCATACTCACCAAAGAGCCTGCCGCGCTTAGTGACTGCGAGTTTGACGAACTGGAAGCCAAGCTGACGGCTAAGGGTATAAGCCTGCTGGCAGGCGGCATATCTGACCCCTGTATCGTTGTGTAAGGGGGCGAGCTTATGAGCCGCAGGAAACACAGCAAGATAGATAAGCTGCCGCCCGACATAAAAGATACCGTAGAGGATATGATACGCAGCGACTTCACTTACTCTGAGATCGCCGATTATATCATGGTACAGACAGACGTGCCAATATCGACAGCATCTATCTGCCGCCACGCGCGCAGCCTTAACGAATCCATCGAAACGCTTCGCATGGCGCAGGAAAATTTTCGCTGCATAATGGACGAGGTCAATCGCTATCCCGATATGGATACCGGTGAGGGCATCATACGGCTGCTGTCGCACTATGTGCTCGAATCAATACACAACACGCCGGAAGAACAGTGGAAGTCGATAAAGCCCGAAGAGCTTATCAAGCAGGCGACATCGCTAGTCAAGGCGGCAAGCTACAAGAAAAATATCGACATCAAGAATGAGGATATACTCTCAGCGGGCTTTGAGCAGGTCAAGGGCATGGTCTTTGAAGCGATGGCTAAAGAACGCCCCGACTTGTATAAGGACGTTGCTAAGTTCTTAGACGAGAAAAGGAGTGAAGCTGCCAAATGATATATGTCGTACACGTCACAAGCGGCATGGAGTACGAGACCGTGCAGGCACTTGTGATGCAGGGGATAAAAGCATATGCGCCGAAGCACCATCTGCTTGAGCGCAGGCGAGGAGAATGGACTACGGTATCCCGCTATCTTTTTCCGGGATATGTTTTCGCAGATCTGCCGCAGCTTACCGACGAAGTCTACTACAAGGTACGCAATACAGACGGCGTTATACGTTTTCTCGGCAGCCCATCGCCCGTGCCGCTCTCATATTCGGAACAGCGCAGAATGCAGTGGATATTCGACGCAGGAGTGCTCGGTGTAAGCAAGGGTCATGTGCATGACGGTAAGATCGTCATAACATCGGGTCTGCTGCTGGGCAGAGAAAACGATATAATCAGTTTCAGCAAGCGTCAGAAGCGCTGCAAGCTCTGCTGCGTTATAAACGGACGAAAGCATTATTTCAGCCTTTCTGCTGAGCTGGATTAACAAATGTCTGACATCTTATCGGCAGGTAGATACGTCCCTGCCGCCGGGAACAGACTGCATACATATTTCCGCGCGATATTTTGCTTTATGAGCCGAATATCGCGAATGGCGAAGCTATGCCCGCTCAAAACAGCGTTTTACACCCTATTTTAATGGCGTTTAAATCGTTTTAAAGCGCGCGGCGGTGAAATTACCCTATGAACTATTGCAAGGCGCTCACAGCGCCTTATTTTTCGTCCATCGGTAAGGAGGGAATAAAGATTGAATCCGAAAAGAAAACAGGCTATAACGCTGCTTGACGAAGCTGCGAAAAGTGTGAACGATGTAAAAGTAAAGACCAATGTAAGAAGCCTCGGAGAACTTACCGAGGCTTTTATAAATACTCCCGATAAGGCTGAACGCAGGAAGATAGCAGCCGACTACAAAAAGCAGCATACCGAACTGCAAAACTTTATCGACGCTAACCCCGAGCTCGTCAATGCAGAAGTGGAACGTGCCCTGCTCGCCGCAGCACTTGGAGGAGAATACACCGAAGAAGAAGTAAGAGTAGACGCCAGAGGGCGCAGGACGATAAAGCGCAAGGTCAAAAAGGTAGCTCCTAACCCATCAGCAGCGCTGAGCTATCTGCAAAACAAAGACAAGGAAAACTGGTCGCCTAATCCTAAGGCAGATCCTGAGCTGGAGGATACGTCGGAGATAGAGGAGGAGCTGTATGGCAAAAAGTAAACCGCTAAAACAGCGCAAAACCATACCGTACAACTTTGGCGAGAAGCATAAACAGTATATCCGCCGCTGTACAATCAGCATGATAAACTGTGCAGAGGGTGCTGTCAGAGCAGGAAAAACGGTCGATAATGTTGTAGCTTTTTGTCACGAGATAGAAAATACAAATGACAAAATACACCTTGCATCTGCCTCAACTGTCGGAAATGCGAAAATAATCCTCGGCGACTGCAATGGTTTCGGCATCGAACACTGGTTCAGAGGTCAGTGCCGCTGGGGCAAGTACAAAGGCAACGAGGCTCTTATCATAAGAGGTCCGAAAACGCATTATAGAGAGCGCATCGTAATATTCACGGGCGCGATGATGGAAAACAGCTTTAAATCTATCCGCGGCAACTCTTACGGTATGTGGATAGGTACGGAGATAAATCTTCACGCTAAAAGCTTTGTCAAAGAAGCTATGAACAGAACCATTGCCGCAGATAAGCGCAAGGTGTTCTGGGACTTGAACCCCGACAATCCGAAAGCGTGGATATACACAGATTTTATCGACAAATACGCCGCGGATACAAAGGCAGGAGCATTCGTCGGCGGATATAACTACGAGCATTTTACCATTGACGATAACGTCAATATCTCCGATGAACGCAAAGCAGAGGTCAAATCACAGTACGATATAACATCATTGTGGTACAAGCGCGACATACTAGGTTTGCGCATAGCGGCTGAGGGTCTTATCTTTCAAAGTTTTGCTAATAACCCCGAAAACTACATACTATCCGTATCTGAGTTTGACAGGAGCAGGATAACGTCAATACAGATAGGCATTGACTTCGGCGGCAACAAGTCAAAGACAACTTTTGTAGCGACGGCTTTTGTTGACGGCTTTAAAAAGCTTATAGTTATTGCAGACCATAAAATAGACGGCGGCAAGGGCGAGGTCAGCCCTGAGATCATAAACACTGATTTTATACGTTTCGTAAAGACGTTATATCAGCGATATAACCCTATTCTGATAAAATTCGCATGGGCGGATAATGAGAACCAAGCTGTCATAAACGGCTTGCGGATAGCCTGCATAAGAGCAAGGCTGCTTGTCAAGATAGTTGACTGTTACAAAGCTCCGCGCAACGGCAGAATATCGCTGATTACGTCGATGATGTCACAGGGCAGATTTTTTGTGCTGGAAAACTGCAAAAACGTTATCGGCAGCTTGTCGGAGCAGATATGGGATCCTAAGATAAAAGACAAAGATGAGCGTCTTGACGACGGAACTTGCGACATAGACACCGCCGATGCGTTGGAGTACAGCTTTAGCAAGTTCATCAAGCCGTTAATGCTTGCAGGAGGTGAAAACGTTGAATAGTCAGATCATTAACTGGCTCAATAATCAGTTTGGGTACACCATTTCCAATGATTATTACAGCAAGATAGATGTATGGAAAGACTGGTGGAAGGGATTTCACCAGCCGTTTCACCGCATTGTATATGAAAACGGAGAAAAGCGAAAAAGCCGCGATATGTATACCATGAAGATGGCAAAAAAGGTCTGCGAGGACTGGGCGGCTATACTTATCAATGACAAGACAGCCGTGAAAATAGCCGATGAAACTACTCAGCGCTTTATCAGCGGAGATACTGAAAACGGCGGCGTATTTGGCAGCAACAACTTCTGGGATCAGGCAAACGACCTTATGGAAAAGATGATGTATTCCGGCACTTGTGCCGTTGTCATACGCCTGAAAAATGCACCGATAAATTCTGAGGGCAGGCTTATTTTATCGCCTGATACAAGGATAGATCTAAACTACCTCAAAGCCGACAAGATAATACCGCTTACGATCGACAACGGCGATATTACAGAAGCGGCGTTTTGTTCTGACATATGCCACAGGGGAAACCACAGGCTGTATCTTGAGATACACAGATTTGAAAATGGTGAATATGTTATAGAAAACCATATTTTCCGAACTGACAGCAAGCAGAAAGAACTGCTTTGCGAGGAGGAACTGCCAAACGGCGTGCCCAAGATAATACGAACGGGTGCAGACAAGCCGTGGTTCTCTATCTGTAAGCCAGCTATCGTCAATCCGTTTGAGGATAACTGCGGAATGGGCTGCGCTGTTTTTGCTGACGCGATAGATAACCTCAAGGGCATAGACCTTGCCTTCAACAACTTCTGCTCCGATTTTTGGCTCGGTCAGAAAAAGGTATTCCTCAACAAAAATATGTTTGCGGATATGACGGGCAGTAAAAAGATCGCACCAGACGAGGTCAATCAGCAGTTGTTTTATTACATCGGAGAAACTATGGACGACGGCACGGGTAAATCCCTTGTACAAGAGCATAACCCCGAACTGCGCGTTGCTGACAATACGGCAGGCATACAGGCTCAGCTTGACTATCTCAGCTTTAAAGTCGGCTTTGGCACAAAGCACTATCAGTTTAACAGCGGCAGTATAGTCACGGCTACTCAGTACACAGGCGACAAGCAGGACTTGATACAAAATGCCCACAAGCATTTTATCAAAGTTGAGAGCTTTTTACATCGCCTTGTTAAAACGCTGCTCTGGATAGGTCACAACTACATAGACAGCAGCATCAAAGATGACGCGTTAATCTCTGTGGTATTTGACCAGTCACCACTCGTTGATGAAAATGCCGAGCGGCAGCGCGACAAAGACGATGTAGCAGCGGGCTTGATGCAGCGGTGGGAATATCGTGTTAAATGGTACGGCGAATCGGAAGCTGACGCTAAGCGGCGGCTTGCCGACGGAGATCCTACCGACGATGAGCTTATGGGCTTTGAGGACGGTGAGGACGGTGAGGAATAATGCTGTCACCTCAGACACTGCACGACCTGCCCAATGAGATGGTAGATCTCGTCAACGAAGTGCAGGAAGAGATACTGCGAAGTATTGCTAAAAAGCTTGTAAAGGCAGACTACTTAACCCCATCGGCGGAATGGCAGCTGTATAAAGCGACTCAGCTGAGGATGTCAACCAAAGAGATAAATGAGCTGCTTGCAAAATACACCGGCAAGT